AGCAGATTCCGAAAACTCTTTTGCTTTGGTATACAGGCTTGCGATATAGTTGGTTTTTGATTGAGCATAATAGTATGCATTAGTTGTGATTCCGTTAAGAATCTCAGCTTGGCAATTCTGATGCTCTAGGTTGTTTTCTTTTTGATATAAAGTTACGTTATCATTTGGAAAACTATTAATTAATTGTTTAAGTTGTTTCATGTTACTCTCCTTGTATAAAGTTATTAAAAGTTTCTTGTAAGGCTTTTTGTCTTGCTTTGGGTAGCTTACTAAACCCATCGATAATAGCAATCACTAACTCTTGCTTACTACTATCGTTGCTCCTTAATGTTTCTATTTCTTTTCTACTCATGATTTACTCTCCTTAGTTAACTTACATAAATTAAGACGTTATTTATTTGCTTTAGTCAGGATATTATAACAAATAAATTGTAATATATTTGTAATAATTTGTAAATGAATTGTAACAGTTTGTTCTTTTCTTATAGACAAACTTAAAAACTATGGTTGCATAACTATACAATTGTTATTGATTACATAGTTATTTAGTAATGTTATTAGATATAATTGATCGTAACGTTATGCAGTTTTTAAGCAGTAGCATACAACAATTTTGGTATCATGTATTCCCTTGAAATAATTATAATAATCAATTCTTTATTTAGTATTTATTATAGTTTATTATATTATATAGCAAGGATATAATTAATAGTTATATAGTTAGTTATATGTACCATAATAAACACATACATTAATCAATTAATTAATTAATAATTAGTAATAGGGGGGGTATAATTAATAATATATGGTAATGTATATTAGAACCATGATAAATATATGAGAGGGAAATTTGACTATTTACATAAAACTGCTTGACAAATCCTAAAAAATATGCTATAATATTCGTATAATAACAAATAATTAATAAGTTACTGAGTTTCCATCGTAACTTTAGTTAACTAATAGTACTAATAATACTATTAATTAGTAGTACTCGTAGTTATTTAGTAACTACTCGTACTAATAGTTATTATAATATTATATAATTATTGATTATTAATTAATAATAATTATATTTCTTTGTTTAATTTAAAAAAAGGATTTAACTATGACAACATTTGACAGTGTTTATAGCACAACATTAGGTTTTGATAAACTATTTTACAACGCAGAGACGTTCTTTAACAATCATGACAAATATCCACACCATAACATCGTTAAAGTAGACGACCTAACGTACAAAATAGAGTTAGCTCTTGCAGGATTTACAAAAGAAGACGTATCAGTAGACCATATTGAAGGGACACTCCACGTAAAGGGTGGTAAAGACGAGCAAGACAAAGTAAACTACTTACATAAGGGTATAGGTTCTCGAAGATTCCACAAGTCCTTTAGACTTGCAGATACAATAGAAGTAAAAGAAGCTACTTTTAACAATGGAATTTTGATAATTGAGTTATATAATAACTTACCCATAGATAAGCAACCTAAACACATAAAGGTAAATTAGTGGGAAGACGATCCATTGCAGCACAAAACGAAATACGAAATAAAAGTGGTTTACGTCTTGTAAAAAAGGCAGAGCCTAAGAATACTGCTATACTACCTAACAGTAAGAAAGCTAGAACACAAGAGATACTAGCTGAAATGATGGGTAAGAAAGGCAAGAACGTAGTTCGTAAAGTATTAGACAAAGCAATGAATGATGATGACCAAGATCAGATGGCTTGTCTTAAACTTGTGATGGATCGTTTACTTCCTTCTGACTATATACAGAAAATGAAAGGACAAGGTAATCAGATTCAGATTAATATTACTGGTGTTGATACTTCTAGTATTGAGTCTGAACCTATTGAAATGGAAACCGACAATGGCAGTTGACTTTAATATAATGTCTATCGTGCAACGCAACATGATGACTCCTCAAGAACAAGCACAAAGTCTTTTCTTACGCCCTACACGTAATCCAGAGGTTACTCCTGTAGCTGATCCTACCTTTACACCCATTGCAGTAATTCCTAAACCTTATGAAGCATCAACTTATGGTGTGCCTCAAGAACCTAAACTACAACAAGAACTGTTGTATGAGCGTCCTCCTTTACAAGAATCCAAACCTGTTTCATTTTTAGAAACAGCAGCTAATGCTATTATACCTTCTGCTGAAGCTAGTATTAGTGATGATAGCAGTTTTGTTATGGATATTTGGGGTCCACATTATCAAACAGATAATAGTGTTAGTAAAAATGCAAGAGCATTAATGTCTTTACAAGAAGATTGGTCTGTTCCTGATAGTGAAAAACAAGCACAAGAATTAGCAGCTAAAGTTTTTGAAGGAGACTCTGGCTACTCTTATAATGACATACTAGATTTTATAGGAAAGATTGGACAAGTAGAATCTGGTTATAAAGTTAAAGAACAACAAAATGATAAATTAGAAAAAGGTAATAAAGCTTGGAGTTACTATCAAGTAGAACCTACAACAGCATTAGATCTACTTACAAATAGTACTGCTTTGTTTGGACCTAAGTTTGAAGAAGCTTTTAAAAACTATTCTATGAAAGGTGTTTCTGCACGACAGAACTTAGCTAATCGTTCTAAAGAATCTATGGCAGATTTACTTTTAAAAGATTCTAAATTAGCTGCAGCTTTAGCTACTGCTAAAGTAATTGCAACAACTAAAAAAAATAAATGACAGACTTAAATGTAAAGCTTCACGATAAACAACGTGAAGTTTTTGATGATAACCATCGTTTTAAAATAGTAGCAGCAGGTAGACGTTTTGGTAAATCTCGTTTAGCTGCTTGGCTTTTACTTATAGAAGCATTACAAAGTACAAGCAAAGATGTTTTTTATGTAGCACCAACGTATCAACAAGCAAGAGATATTTTGTGGGGTTTACTTAAAGAACTAGGACATGAGGTTATTAAGTCGGCTCATGAGAATACTTCTGTGTTAACTCTTGTTAATAACAGAAAGATATATCTTAAAGGAGCAGATCGACCAGATACACTTCGTGGTGTAGGTTTATGTTTTTGTGTAATTGATGAATACGCAGACATTAAACCTAATGTATGGGAACAGATTCTTAGACCTGCGTTAGCTGATGTACAAGGTAAAGCATTATTTATAGGAACACCTAAAGGTAGAAATCATTTTTATGATTTATATAAATATGCTGAAGGGAACAAGGATGAAGAATGGACTAGCTTTCACTATTCATCTTATGACAATCCTTTAATACCTGCAAGTGAGATTGATGCAGCAAAACGTTCTATGTCTTCTTTTGCTTTTAGACAAGAGTTCTTAGCTTCGTTTGAAGCAGCAAGTAGAGACATATTTAAAGAGGAATGGATTAAATATGATGAAGAAGAGCCTAAAGAAGGTCGTTACTTTATTGCAGTGGACTTGGCAGGTTTTGTTAAAGTGGACAAAATGGCTTCTGCTAAAAATAAACAGTTGGATGAAACAGCTATTTCAATTGTTAAAGTAAATGAAGAAGGATGGTGGGTAGCAGAAATAAAACATGGTAGGTGGGACATTAAAGAAACATGTAGTCAAATAATGTCAGCAGTGTTACACTATGAACCTACTGCAGTTGGAATTGAAAAGGGTAGTTTAAAAAATGCAGCACTACCTTACTTAATGGATTTAATGAGAAAGCATAATCATTACTTTAGAATTGATGATTGTACTCATGGTAACCAAAAGAAAACAGATAGAATAGTTTGGGCATTACAAGGTCGTTTTGAACATGAACAAGTAAAACTAAACTATGGAGATTGGAATAACGAGTTTGTAGATCAGTTAGTAAACTTTCCAAACTCACAGTTACACGATGACTTAATTGATTCACTTGCATACATAGATCAAATACAAACAGTAGATTATGCAATGGATTATGAAGACGAAGAATATGAAGTACTTGATTTAGTTGCTGGATATTAACAGAGGAAACTTATATGGCACATAACTTAGTTGATTGGATCTTAGGACACACAGAGGAGTGGAAAGATCATAGAGATCAAAACTATTTAGAAGACTGGAAAGAATATGAACGTCTTTGGAGAGGCGAATGGGCATCTGAAGATCGTTTACGTGATTCAGAGCGTAGCCGTATTACATCCCCCGCACTACAACAAGCAATTGAAAATCACACTTCAGAAATAGAAGAAGCTGTCTTTGGACAAGGCGATCATCTTTTTGATATTGAAGATGATATGAGAGATCAGAATCCTCAAGATGTTCAATACATGAAAGGCTACATGAAGGAATGTTTTAAAAAGAACAAACTTCGTAAAGCTGTTGGAGATGTACTACTACTTGCTAGTATCTATGGTACAGGTATTGGTGAGATTATTCTTAAAAAAACTAAAGAGATTGTTCCTGCTACACAAGACATGCCTGAAATAGATTCTATGGCAGTAGGTACAAAATCAGTAGAAAAAGTTAATGTTACTCTTAAACCTGTAAGTCCTCAAAACTTTATTATTGATCCTACTGCTACAGGCATTGATGATGCTATGGGAGTAGCTATTGAAGAGTTTGTATCTGCTCATCACATTGCAGATCAAATGAAAAAGAAAATATATAAGCAAGTAAAAATTAATGCTGATCCTGCTTCTGATTCTGATTTAGAAGCTAGTTGGATTGACGAAGAATACAATGATGACAAAGTAAAATTAGTTCGTTACTATGGTTTAGTTCCTGAAAAATTACTTGATTCTTCAGAAGGAGATGTGGACGATTTATTTGAAACAAATGAAACTGATTCTTTAATGGACGAATATGGTGACATGGTAGAAGCTGTTGTTGTCATTGGTAATGATGAACACATACTTAAAGCTGATCGATCACCATACATGATGAAAGACAGACCAATTATTGCTTACCAAGATGATACAGTTCCTAATCGTTTCTGGGGTAGAGGTGTAGCTGAAAAAGGTTACAACATGCAAAAAGCAATTGATGCTCAGTTACGTAGTCATCTTGATGGACTAGCACTAACTACAGTTCCTATGATGGGTATGGATGCTACACGATTACCTCGTGGTAGTAAATTTGAAGTACGTCCAGGTAAGTCAGTACTAACTAATGGTAATCCTGCTGAAATTCTTATGCCGTTTAAGTTTGGAGCAACAGATGCTTCTAACGTAGAAACAGCAAGAGTTTTTGAAAACATGTTATTACAAGCAACAGGTACTTTAGATACAGCTAACATGATGAGTCAACCACAAGGTGGACAAATTTCTATAGCTATGTCAGGAATTCTTAAAAAGAATAAACGTACTCTTGTTAACTTCCAAGATCAATTCCTTATTCCCTTTATTGAAAAAGCTGCATGGAGATTTATGCAGTTTGATCCAGAAAACTTCCCAGTACAAGATTGGAAGTTTGTTCCTAGTTCAACACTAGGTATGTTAGCTAGAGAAGTAGAACAACAACAATTTATTAATATACTTAAAACACTTGGTCCTAATAGTCCTATTACTCCTGTGTTAATGTTAGGTATTGTTAAGAATTCTAGTCTACCTAATCGTGTGGAAATGCAACAACAGATTGCTAAAACAATGCAACCTAATCCACAACAACAACAAATGCAACAAGCTACCCTACAAGCTAAAATGCAACAAGAACAAGCATTGGCTGCTAAAACTATGGGTGAAGCTAAAGAACGTGAAGCAATGGCTCAAAAACATATGGTGGAAGCACAGCTTGAACCTGACCTTGTTAAGGCTAAACTAATGGCAGCTATTTCTACAAACTTACCAGAAGAAGACGATATGATTGCTAAAGAGTTTGATAGACGAGTTAAAATTGCAGAGTTAATGCTTAAAGAAAAACAAATCGATTTAAAAGAACAAGATATGCAAGACAATAAAGAAATTGTTAGATTGCAGATGGCAAAGAAATAGCTTGACAAACTTTTAATTTTATGTTATAATAATTAGTATATGGCAATAGAAAAAGATTTACAAGAGTATTATGAAGCTCGATTTGATATGATGGCTTCTAAAGGATGGAAACAGTTTATTGAAGATACTCAAAATCTTTTTGATAACTATAACCAAATAACATCGACTGATAGTTTAGAAGAATATCATAAACGTAAAGGTCAATTAGATATACTCCAATGGATTCTCTCATTACATTCTGTGAGTGAACAATCTTACGAGGAACTACAAAATGAAGAAACTCTTTGAGTTTCAGTGTTCTCATTGTAATCACTACTTTGAAGAATTAACTGAGTACACTAAAACACTAACATGTCCTTCTTGTGGCAAAGAGGCTGATAAACTTATCAGTA